TGCCATTTTCTATACCTTTTTGATGGATTGCCGATAAACCTTTTTCGCGACCGCCAGCCTCAGCTTGTGACGCTTTTTAATGATTCCGATCTTGCCGCCCGAGCTGTAAAAGCCGCGCGAGATCATGCGTTGCGTGCCGGTTGGAGACAGAACGTATTTGGCGTATGGTGCCCTAAAGCCCATTTGAACTACTTTGTCTGGACCCACTGGACCGATTGCAAAGAATGACCGTCTCAGTTTGCCCGTCTGCCGGTTGATAGGAAGCGCCGCGACTGATCGACCACGCACCTGCTTTATGCCTGATGCGATGCTGGAACGCCCCGCCACCGACTTGGCGTTCTTGGTGATGCCTCGCTGAGACAGTCCGTTACGTGCGTATGGATGCCCGATCCGTTTCAGATCCTTCTTAGACAGGCCGCCGTCCGTCGTGTCGAAGTGGTCATCCTCGCCGCCCTCCCAAAGCACCTTATGAACGGCGTCAGCGGTGATGCCAACCTGCGCCAGCCGCTTCTCCATCGCCTTACCAAATGAGGCGATGCCGCCCGGTCCTGCGTGAATGCTCATCGAATCTGGCCGGTGATCGTGATTTGGTAGATAAGCGAGACTTGGTAGTACCGAGCCGCTTCTTCATCGGTATCAAAGTTGATGTCGGTCACGTCTTGGAGCGTCCCGTAGCTGACCGCTGCGAGCGTCGCATTGTTGATTAGCTGATCGGTTGCGTCGTTTGCCCGTTCAATCTGCTCAGTGCCTAGATAGTCCGTCGATGTGGCAGGATAGGCGAACCGGCCCGTGACCAGGATTCGGTAATCGTCGCTTCGGTAGGTTGGCGAGCCTTGGCGCCGGTTGATACTTGCGATCTGAACGTTGGCGTATGGATAGGCCTGCGGAACGGTTAGCGGGGTGCCGATCGAAATTTGCGCCGGTGACCATGCGACCTTGACCGCCGCAGCGACGTCCACCAGTACAGTCTCTTTAAGGGGCCGTGCCATTTAGACGCTCCATGATTGCCTTGGTGTAGTCCATTGATGTGTCGCCGGTCTGCCACTGCTTGACGCCACGAACGACGTAGGTGATACTTTCATGAACCACTCGCGTGTTGACGGCGAACGATGCAAAGTCAGCGATGGCGGCAAACAGCACGACCGGGTTGATAAGCTCCAAGCCCCACTCTTGATACACGCTGTTCGGATTCGGCGACGGCTGGACATCAACCGTTTTGCTGGCGCCGGAGCCCACAACCGGGTTTGCTTCGAGTTTCGTCGTGCCGTCAATCGCTGTAGTGACCGGATAGACCGTGACGGTGTGCGGAAACTGCGACCACGCCATCAGTAACCAACCTTCAGGTACCGGGATGCGGTTTCATTGAACGTGTTGTTCAGTCGGTCAATCGTCGATCGATCCTTTTCGGTGGAAAACTTCACCTGACGGTCGCCTTGTTTTTGGTCCGAGATGGATCCGTACTGGCCTGCCATCTGCGTAAGGACCAGCGCGGCCGCCCGTGATAAGATCGCCTGAAACACGTCGCTTGGCATGGATGAGGCAAAGCCCAGTTTCCCGTCTACCAAGATCGCGCCGGGCCTCGTGTCCTGAGTGTAGATAAACCGTATCGCTTCAATCGGTCTAACCCGTGTCGCCCAGTTCAGCGGCAACAATTCGTAGTCGGTGTACTCGGTGAGCAATGTCCCGGTGCCTACGCCCGAATAGCGCGTCGTTACTGATGGAGCCGCCCATACATCTTGAATCTCTAGGATGATGTTTTTGCCCTGGGGCCATTGGAGCGTGTACCGAACGGCAGTCGCGGCCGAATCGCCTTCAAACTTCCGCCGTCCAGTACGTGCTTCAAATTCTGCTGTCGCCGTGGCCAAAATCACCGACTCATCTACCGATGCTGGCGCAGTGACGCCGATGGACGTTAGAAACGTGGTGAGATCGCCAGTGGTCGGTACAGCCATTGCGTAAAATGTGCCCCGGCGAGGAACCGGGGACTTTGAGAGAGAACCTTAGAACGTCGAAACGTAGGTCGGTTCGGCAACGAATTGGCCAGCCGTTGCGAGCTGAGTGACAGGGCCCTTCACGTTTTCGGTGAGGATGCAGTCCAGGCTGTTGATCGCCGAGTTAGCAACCGTTCGAGTCGATACCCATCGTAGGTAACGATAGAGCGGACTGTAGACCTGAACCGCCATCTTCTTGTTGGCAGAAGCCGCAGAAGCGTCGGTATTGGTCTGAGTCGCGCCGGTGATGTCGGTCCATCCGGTCGATCCATCGGCAGAGCCTTGGACCTTGCCGACGTAGACCGAAGTGTCAAGGTTCGCGCCAAAGGTGACGATCCAAGTGGCCGACTTGTAGCCCTGGGTGTCTACGGCTACCGAGTTGACGGTGGTCGTGCCAGCGGCGAGGACGTAGGTCGTGGTGGCACCATCGCTAGGAGCCACGTGGACGGCGAGAGCGTTGCGTAGTAGATTCATGGTTTTAGCTCACCTTGATGCGCATACCTGCGTTTTCGTTGATGACCTGGGCGTCGTACGCCGCGAGGAAGCCGAGAGCCCTTCGCGGGTAATACTTTTGGTCCAAGTTGACGACATCCATGTTGATCGAATCGGCAATCGCGTAGGACTGCTCAAAGTTTGACAGGATGGCGACCATCGTGCCGGTCGTGATGTTGCCGGTGATACCGGGATCGGTCATGTTTTCCGAGGTGTAGTACGGGAAACCGAGGATCGTTCCGGGCAGTCCGACGGTCAGGTTCTGCGAGTTGTACACGCCCTGGCCCACCGGCGACCAAACGTAGTTGTTCGCGCTGTCCTTGAGCTTTCGAACGCGACCCTCAAGATTACGGTGGATGAGCCACTTAGCGCCGGATCGGAACTGAGATCGCAGACCAGCAAGGCAGTTCACAAAGTCATCAAATCCGATAACGTTTGCGGTGCCGGTGCTGACGGTTCGGCTGGTGCTGAAACCGTTCGGCGATTCAACGAGGACGCCCATTGCCTGGTTTGCGCCGTTCCCGAGCAAGAACTCGACTTCTTCCTTGGTCATCTTGGAATACGCGGCCGACTCCATGACGATTGAATAGATGTCAAATGCCGAAGAGCTTTCCATCAGCCGGCCGATCGGGACGGTGATTTCGCGAAGTCGAGGAGTGATGGTTCGCAGACCAAATGCAAGCTGCGTGTCGTCGGTGCCAGACGTTGCAGCTTCCGAAGTTTCCACCAATGCCGAAACGTCAGCGGTCAGAACCGGTACTTCAATCGAAGACGCGCCCTGAATCTGATAGTTTCGAGCCCACGACCGAATGTAGACCATGTTCCGCAGAAGAATGATCAGATCCTGCGCCATCTGGATCGGTGCGAGGTAGCCACCGCGAACGTCACTGCCGACGGTCAAAGTGTGCTTGAGCGCGGCTTGCTCGCTGTCTTCGAGCTTGTGGCCGGTGATGAACTTGGCGAATGCGTGCTTGGCTTCGACCGTTCCCAGCTTTACGTCCTGCAAAGCGGCAGGAGCAACTCGGAGCGTGTCGTTTGGTGTCGCGGCCCAAACTGCATGAGCTTCGGCTTTTTCGGCTAGCTCGATGCTGTGCTTAAGGCTGTCAAGGTCGGTGAGCATCTGCTCAAACTTGACCTGATCGTCGGCGGGCATTTGGCCCGGCTTTCCGTCGGACAGGGCCATAACGCCCTGAACTTTCGCGGAAAGGCTTTGATAATCTTCCTGTAGTTGTTTTAGCATGGTTTTGTTACCGCATTAGGGAAGCGGCGGCCCGGTGCATCAACGCACGCTGTCGGAGTTCTTCCAGCGCACTATCGGTCTGCGGGTCGGGTGCGGGGTCATCGTCCTGCGCGAAGCTTTCAAGCATCTGGCTGGTGACCAAATGGATCTGCGCGATTGTTGGGCGATGCTCCTGCGAGATGTGGCGACCTTTGGCCTGCCGCTCTCTTTCAATGGCGAATGCTCTCTCGATTCCACCAAGCGAGAATTCGAGATGCTCTCGGAGCGTCAGACCATGCGCCGACTCTCCTGAAAAATCGTGTACCTGCCGTGCCTTGGCGAGTTGGTTTCGGCCTACCAAAACGATGGACCATTCGAACCACTCGGCGACCTCACGACAAAACTCAATGCCGTACTTGTACGCCTTAATTGCCTTGGTGTCGAACCGGCTCATGTCCATGCCCTCGCCCTCGGCGGCCGCGAGCAGATCCGCGCCATTAGAAAAGTACGAACAGGTCTGGTAGTTGGGCATGAAGCCAACGGATACGCTGACATTGAGTCCGGCGTCCATTCGTTCCTTGGCGATCGTTCGGGCTCGCTGCGCTACTTCGTCAGTGTGAAACTGCGCCACGCTGACAAGATCCGAGCCCTCCATGCGACTGGAAACGGGAAAGCCGATCGGCAGGTCGTCCCAATCGTGACCGACCAAAATCGCGCCGTCTTTGGAAAAGCTCCGCTGGGCATTCTTAGTCCATGCACCGGGCGCAAAGACGTACCCATCACGAAGGAGGGTTCCTTCGGTGCTTGCCGTGACTTCGATCTGATTATCTTTCAGAGTCGCGGCGGCTTGAAATTCAGCGGTTTTCTTTTCCATTTCTATTCAACCGGGCCAAACGGTGCGAGCCCATCAGAGTCGCGGACGATCTGACACTTGCAGTTGCTAAGGCAGCGGGTGTCTCCCTCTCTTGGATGAGTGAACATAGTTTCTTTGTC